TAAGAGCAGAGAGTGTCGGTTTTCAGGACACTAAAAACATAACTGGACGTATAAGAGAAGGTTATGAATTAGTAAGATCTGAAGACATTGAAAACTCATCTGACTATCCTGTTGTCGAAGATGGCAAATACAAGGGAGTGATTGGGGTTGGAGGCCTTCTTCTTGCGAAGGTACCTAACGAGATCGCGCAGCAACGTCAGGACTACATGGCTAGAAAACATGAAGACCGAAGCGAAGCAGTTAAATACGATTTAATGAAGGAGCAGGATAAGAGGATGCCTATCGATGTTGATAGACAGACTCGTGTAACCTTCGGTGGTACAAAGAAATCCTAATTTAGGAATTCTCGGGATAACAACCAATTCCCTACTATCGATTTAAATTAACAAACTATGGAAATAGGAGAAAACTATGGCAAATAGAAACACACAAGGTTTCGGTTTTTTACCTGCAGATTCACTAACTGGTCAAGCGATCAAGAATCAGCATAAATATAAAATCGATGCCGCCCATGGAACGTCTATCTATCAAGGTGGTTTAGTTATTTCTGAAGCAGGTGCTACTGGATATATTGATTCAGCAGGAACGTCAACAACTGACGAATTATTAGGAGTATTAAATGGTATTTTTTACAATGCTACGACTACTCTTAAACCTACTTGGGCGAATGCATACATTCAACCAATTACACCAGCAAATTCAGAAGATATAACTGCCTTTGTAATGGACAATCCTTTCCAGAGACTTGTCGCAGCAGCAGCTACGTCGTGGACTCAAGCAGCTGTACTAGCTACTTTTGGTGTTACTTCTACAGGAAATGACACAACTGGTAGATCAACTGGTTCAGTTACTATTACATCCACTTCAGCAGATGCAAACTGCGTGCGTTTATATGGTTTAGCAGAAGATTCAGAGAATGCTGATAATACAGCAAACTTTTCATCTGTTGTTGTATCTATGAACACAAACAGGTTAGTACCATAATAGGAGTATATAGACATGGCAATATCACGTTCGCAACTAGTTAAAGAACTAGAGCCAGGCCTTAATGCACTTTTTGGTCTGGAATACAAAAGATATGAAAATCAGCATGCTGAGATTTATGTCGAGGAATCAAGTGACAGAGCTTTCGAAGAGGAAGTAATGTTATCTGGTTTCGCAAACGCACAAGTAAAAGGTGAAGGTGCTGGAGTCGCATTTGATTCTGCACAAGAAACTTTTACAGCTCGTTACACTATGGAGACTGTAGCTTTAGCATTTGCAATCACAGAAGAAGCTATCGAAGATAACCTCTACGATAGATTAGCTTCTAGATATACAAAAGCTTTAGCAAGATCTATGAGTAATGCTAAACAAGTAAAAGCTGTTGAGCCTTTAATCAACGGTTTACCATCAACTGCAACATTTAATTCAGGTGATGGAGTTGCTTTATTTAGTACAGCTCACCCAACGATAGCAGGGACTTTTCAAAATACCCTGACTACACAGGCGGATCTTAACGAAACTTCATTAGAACAAGCCCTAATAGATATCGCAGGGATGACTGATGAAAGAGGTCTTAGAGTTGCAGCAAGAGCAGTTAAAATGGTCGTTCCTTCAGAGAACCAGTTTAATGCTGACAGACTTATGAAGTCTCAAGGCAGAACTGGAACAGCTGACAACGATATCAATGCAATCGTATCTATGGGTATGGTTCCTCAAGGTTATAGAGTGAACAATTACCTAACAGATTCTGATTCTTGGTATCTGATGACAGATGTACCTAATGGAATGAAGTATTTTAACAGAGCTCCATTAACAACTGCAATGGAAGGTGATTTCGATACTGGCAACGTTAGATACAAAGCTAGAGAAAGATACGTTTTTGGCGTATCAGACCCTAGAGGTATCTTTGGTTGTGAAGGTGCGTAATTAACTTAATTTATGTGGCGGCCTTAAAACCGCCACATTCAATATATAAATGGTGAGAATATGAGAAAATTCCTAGTAAAAATACATGCATATCAATACAGCACAGAATTTGAAGTTCTGGCTGAAGATAATGTTAAATCTATTGAAAATTCAATAGTTGACAAGCTGGGAGATAAGAGTATAAAGTGGGAGTATCTTGGAGAAATGAATGATCCCAAGATAAATAGAATAACCTATGAGGAGGTTATAAATGATGCAAACACATCTAACAGACCTTTACAAACAGAAGAAGGTACTGGATCTAGAATGGGAGCAGGAGCATCTTAATGAGGGTAGATATACTCTCAATATGGTTAGAATTGACCGAAAAGTTAGAGAAGTTCTAAGTCATATAAAAATGGCAGAAGCTAAAAAAGCTCATCTGCAAAATAAGATAGACGAAGCTGCCCCCGAAGTTTCTGTAGCTACTTAGTAAAAAGCTACATCGTTGGAAAAATTCAATCCACATTACACACCCTCTTGCACTCTACTTAAAACTACTGTATAAATACCCCACTAAGATTAATTAAACATAAATTGGTTATTCTTTTCTTAGTAAGAATAACTGGCGCTAGGAGGCGCTGATTATATGACAACACACTTTTCAACAGGCGTAACAAACGTTAGAGGAAAATCAGGTGGAACATCTTTATTTAGTGGAATTAGACAACCACTTATTACTGGTGGTACTACTCCACAAGAATGGGCATTCCAAGATGACTTTGTTAAGTTTTCACAAGTAACGACTGCACCATGGACTATAACAGATCCAGGTGGAAGTTCTTACATGTTAGCTCAATATCCGCAAGGATGGTTAAGAATGGGTGATGCTAGTCCATCTGCATCAGACATTGCGATAGCTGCATCAGAAGATGTTTTTCAATATCATTCATTAAAACAATGGTGGTTTGAAACTTCAATTGCGGTTACTGATGTTACTGAACTTAACACTTACGTTGGTTTTGCGGCTAATGCTTATGCTAACCCAAATGCAGTACCAGATGATGGTATTGGATTCTCTCATTTAGAAGATACAACTACAATTCAGTTTATATCTAGAAAAAATGGGGCAGGAACATCTTTCACTATGTTAGATTCAGCTGCGGGAAGTAATTATACTTTTGCTGATTCGACTGTAACTACACAGTCAGCAACTGCATACAACATGCCTGATAACAATGTTAGATTGGGATTTTTATTCCAACCAGCAGGAACTGAGTTAAATCAGACATCAGCACAATATAAACTTTTCCTAAATGGAAATATTGTCGGAACACAAGCAGCAACAACTGTTCCTGACGATTTACTTATGGAAATGAAGATGATGACTGAAAGTAAAGGAACTGTAGCTAACGATCTTTTTGTTGACTACGTTCAAACTATACAACAAAGATAATAATATTAATCTGGGCTCCTACGGGAGCCTAGGTTTAATAGGAGATAATAAATGCCAAATGT